CGCTTCACGCCGTCGGATGTTTCTTCGACCGTGTCGTGAAAGTTCTCCTCGTCTAGCAGTTGCCCGCCCACCGCAAGCCACGCACCGATCAAGTCGGTGTTGGGTGACTTAAGCGGCGGCAGGTTGTCGCGGATGAAATCAATCCGCGTTCCGGGTTTCAGGTGTGACATAATCGGATGCGCTGTTGCGCTTTAACTGGCGGCGGTGTAGGCGACGCCGTCGTAAGAGAAACCTTGCCAGTCTTCGTTGGTTTGCGTCTCGGTGATTTTCGTGATGATCACTTTGCCGGTGACGCCGTCAGGCTCGCCAGCTGCGCCGCCGAGAGTAATTGCAGGCAAGTCGCCCTTGCCTTTAACCGAAAACGAAAACTGACTGTCCACGATTGTTGCCTCAGAGTGAGTGCCGTCGGCGTTGATAAGTTCCTTGGTTTCGCCCGTGAGCGTGGTGTCCACGGACTCAATGAGCGTGCCGGTAATTTTGGTGATGCCGAAAGTTGCCATGGCGGTTTATTCGAAAAGGGTTCCGGTGATTTCCGATGTCGGAAAGTCGTCGTTGGTTTCGCTGTATTTTGTGGACGTAACGGTCAGCGCAGAAAATCCCCCAACGGAAACCGTGGACAGCGTGGCAATGCCTTTGGTGCGGATGGTCACCGTGGTTTTGCTGCGCGGCTTCGCCTGCGCGAGCACCACGCGCCCCGTTGCGCCTTTGATGGTTGCGGTTTCGACTTCTTGCGTGCGCTCGGAGCTTTGCAGAAAGCTGCCGGTCGGCGCGGTCAGTCCGAATGTTGAGGTGACTCCAAATGTGGCCATGGGATTTAAGGTTGCGGGCCGTAGCCCAAGGTGAACTGCAAATTCGTGATCCAATGCCGTTCCGTGTTTTGCGCCTCCGATGAGGTCGCGACCACGCCGTAAACCTGCACCGCGGAACCGCTGCCGGTGACGCCCTTGATCGCGTCTGTCACGTCCTGAACGAGCACAATGTGCTCCGCGACTGTGGAGTCGTCAGCCTGGCTCATTACTGCCACGGTCAACGCACCACGTTGCAGCGGTCCACCCACCAGCGCATCCCCGCGAAGGTCCAGCAAAATGCACGGCATCGTGATAGACTCCCCGTCATGCGGGAGCCCTATGTAGGTGCCGGTGAAGTCGGGCGCAATCTCGTCGCGGATTACTTCGCATGTGAGAAGGTCGATCATCGGCTCGGATCCTCCAGGTACAACGTCCACGAAATAGGATCCTCGGCAATATCACCGATGCGCAGCTCCCTGCCGTTGAGCGTCAGCTTCGTGCCCTTCACCGGCGTGGGGAACCCGGCTTTTTCAAGTCGGACCGCGCCTGTAAAGTGCGACTCAAAGCCACCGATGGCCAGCGTCTGCGATTCCTTCTCGCTGGCCACTGCAAACACGGTTGCGCCTTGATAAACAACCGTGTCCGCCTGCATATAGCCGATTGCGTCGGCCATTGCGGTGGCAGTGATGGCGAGGAATTCGCTCATTAGATCAGCGCCGGTTCAGCCTTGCGACGAGACACAGGCTTTGGCAACTCCACCGGCAGCTTGTTGAGCTTCACTCCTTCGGGGGTCGGGTTGCAAACCAGGTAGATCCGGCCTGCGCCGTTGTGCGCCTTGTAAAAACGGCGCGCTTCGTCTGGAGAGCCAGTCGAAAAAATGATTTGCGGGCCTGCGCCGATGTCCTCAAGGACGAGAGAGATTTTCATTTTGGGATATTCGGTGAAAAGCCGGAGCCCCCCGGTGAAGGGAGCCCCGGCTCTTTGGAGGGTCAGTCGTTAGGGAGTGACGATGCGGACGCCCATGTTGGTTCCTTTTGCGACTCCGTAAATAACCGAGCAAGAAATTACGGTTTTTCCGCTTTCCCTTGAGTAGAAGCGGCGAAAAGTGACCGGAAGTCCCAATTCAGGCACCACCACTTCGGCAATCTCAATCGAATCTTGCAACGCCGCTTCCGGGTTAACACGGCGGGCGGCCATAATAAGCGCGCTCGAGTGCATCGCAAAACCGGCCAGCGCTTCGCCGTTGGCGTCACAGAGGTCGGACTCGTAAACTTCAAAGCCACTGACACGGGGCACCGTGTTGTTGGCCTTGAATTCCGTGATGGTCGGGATTTCCGCAGAGATGAAGGTCTTCAGAACCGAGCCGTAGTAGGCTGGATTGAGGATCATCGCGCGGCCAAACTTGGGAGCCTTCGCGGAGCTGGTCAACTGCTGCGCGAGGTCAATAACGTCGGAGCGGTCAAAGTTGGCTGCGCTCGAGGAAAGCGGAGTTTGCGCAAAGTTCGCAGCGGTCACCAAGTTCCAGATGTCACCGAACACCTTGGCGCCCAAAGCTTGCACCATAGGTGCGAGGAAAAGGCGCTCGAAGTTGATGGAGCTTTGAAGCACCTCAATGTCGGTGAACCCGAGCGTCACGCCTTGGTGCTGGTCGAGAGTGATCGTCCGAGCGGTCGTGTCGCCAGCTACGGGAGCGTAGCCTGCGGAAGTGATGTCAACTACGGACGGAACCGTAGCGAAACGAGTCGTCACAGACTGTCCAGCGGACGCAACGTCAGTCGAAAAGTCAGTGGTGATGCCACGCAGGGGAGCGAAAGCGTTGGTGAGGAACGGCAGCGACTGCTGCGCGATCTGAGCGAGAAAAACACCGTTGAGTGCCATATGATTGAGTCAGTAGAGGTTAGGAGTTGAGCTTCATTCTGTCTTTGTTCGCCGCGAAGAACGCGTTGCGCTCGACGAAGCCCAAAGTCTGGTAGTGCGCCCACAGTTCGTCTTTCGACTTGGGTGCGGTCGCCGCTTCCGGCTGAATTGCCACGGGCTGCACGCCCAGGCTGGCGACGATTGCGTTGGCCTTTGCGGAGGCGTCAGCCTCGGCAGCCTTCACGGCGTCGAGAGCGGCGGCAAGGTCGCGGTTGTTAGCGTTGGCAAGGTCAAGGGCGGCGGACAATTCCGCGCTGCGGGCCTTGAGTGCGTCAAATTGAGCCACCAGCGCCTGTTGCTCAGCGCCCAGTGCGTTTAGCGCGGCGAGATCCGCACGTGCGGCGGTCANCTCGGAGAGCGCGTCGGTCAGGGTTGATGGAAGATCCATATACCCCTGCGCGTCCGGACAAGAAAAACCCCGCCGGGAGAGACAGCCCGGCGGGGCAGGAAACAACAAACCAAATGAACAACTACACGCCCACCATACGCAACAGTTCAGAATATGCAAGCTCTTCTGTACCCACTGCGTCGATGAGATTGCCCATCCTCGCCCGCGGCGCGAGATAAGCGGCGCCGGTCATGTATTCGTCGGCCACGCGCCGGTTGCGGAGGACGTTGTCGCGGAACTGCGCGAAGCTATCGTCGACCAGCTGCTGCAGGCTCGCGCGCTGCGCCGGTGTGAGTGACGGCCCCATCCCGGCGCCCTTCAGTGGCCCCGACGTGATCGGATCCCACCGCAAGCCCTCGGCTTCGTATGCTGCCGACTGGTCGAGCCAGGGAATAATTGTCCCGATGCTGCCCCAGGTGCTGCCCACAGAACCGATGACCTTGTCGCAACTCACGGCGATGTTGTACGCAGCCGAGCAGGCGGTGTCGTCGGAGTAAGCCACAATTGGAACCGTGAGCCCTTGGATCATGTCCACCACCTCAGAGCAACCGGTGCAGTTGCCCCCGGGCGAGTTGATCTCGAGCATGATCCCGCGCACGTTGGCTTCGATGGCGTCCTCAATGTCTTCGGTGATCCACTCGTAGTCCCACGCGCCGCAGCACGCTTCGATTGGCGAGATACCCTTGGCCAGCGTGCCTTCGATAGAGATGTGCGCGATGCCCTGCCCGTCGATCTCCATCTCCTCGCGCTTGGATGTCATGCCGTCCAGCATCTCGTAGCCCTCGCCGTTGGCACGCAGCACGCGGCCCTCCACCAGCTTGCGGACGGCAGCGTACCCGCCGGGAGTGATGAGCCAAGGGCGGTAAAAAACTTGCTCGATGACGCGTTGAAATTTCATTCGGTCGGTGCGGTTGTGGCAGGGTTGCCGTTAGGTGTGAGCAAGCCGAACACGTCGCGAGTCAGGCCCGAGCGGTCCACGCGTTTTTTGATCTCGAGTTCCTCGCGTTCCACTTCGTCAAGGTGCTCCTCGAGCGTTTTGGATCCGCTGGCGAGGATGTCCGTCATGCTGCGCATCCCGGCGCGGTAGGCGTCGATGGCGTCGCGGTTGGCGTAGCCGGAATCCGCGGTGAGTCTCGCGGGTTCGGTAAAACGGAACTGGTAGGCGCCACCGCGG